CGCTCACGCCTGCCGCTGCCGCCTGTTTACAGACGATGACAATATCATTCACATCAAGCCCTTCGGCGTGACTGTGGTTGGTATTTACAGCGGCGTATGGGCGGATAACGGTCATCTGTGGTACAGCGAGTGGGATACTGTTGACCGTGGCAATAAGGTCGGTAACACCTATGCGGCGTTGGAACTGAACCGCTGGACACTGGACGGTGGAGATCAGGTCATTGTCGAAGACACCGACCCCTCCGGTCGAGGGTTTATCAGTGAAGCGATGACTGCGGCAGATGGCACTTATACCACGAAGCCAACCTTCACCAAGACCTTTGATGTTTCTCACGATCTTCCCGTGCTGGCTCTCCGCTTTGATACCCCCTTGAACGAGTACCCCACCTCTATTCGGGTCAAATATTACGCCGGGACGAAGCTACTGGACACGCAGACTGTGAAGGGTATTACTTCTGCGGAGGTGTTTGTCAACAGCGAAGCGGCGATTGACTGCACCAAAATTGAGGTGACGATGGACGGTGGCCTGCCGTACCGCCGTATGCGGGTGAGCAAGCTCTACTACCGTGAAACGGACTTCACGCTGGATTTTGACTCGATTGATAAGGACTCCCAATCCATCGCAAAGATCGACCAGCTCAAAGCGGTGTCTGTCGCTAAGTATGCGTACACGGCGGCAAATGACACCACCAAACTTTTCGAGGGAACGACCACCGAAACTCAGCTTCATGTCGAGTTCTCTGGTCTTGCACAAGATGTTTCTATCTCTGTTTCTGGCGGCTCGTTGGTATCCTCCAACATTTACGCCAGAGCTGCGGATTTGGTGTTATCCTCCGGCACTAAAACCGTAGTCATTACCGGCAAAACTCTGTCTGAGAACTCGGTGGTCGTTTCCTATCCCGTGGCTCTCGATGGAGAAATCGACAAGGAGGAAAACCCCCTTATCACCAACGATACGATGTGCGCCGCTCTTGCCGATCAGGTGAAAAAGTATCTGCAAATGAGAAACACCTATCAGACAAAATACCGTGGCAATCCTGAGTTGGAAGTGGGCGATGTGATTGGCTTGCAGACGCTCTATACCGATGAAATGGACGCATTGATCTTGGTGGACGAGATCACATTTAACGGCTCTCTGAGCGGAAAGTTGAAGGTGAAAGGTCTGATATGAGCATTATTGATAATCTCGTCTACGACCGCACACAGGCCGATGTGGACAGGGTTTTTACCCTGAAGCACAAAATCCTCACGGAAGGGCTTTCGAGCCTTTCCGCTGAGGAAAAGGCCGAGTACATGGCTGGTATGAAGGGTGCTTACAATTACGGGGACATGAACCGTGTAGGGCAGGCGGTAATCTATATCGCCAACCGCATGACTTCTCTCCCCGGACAGTTGGCGGCATACCGAGCGGAGAAAGGAGTCGCTGATGACCCGATCTACCAAGTTCCGTATGACCCTTCCTCGGTGGTGGTTGCGGCAAAGACGAATTGGGCGATGGGTGATACGCCCACCCAATCTCTCGTGAAAGCCTACTTGAACAACCTGACGGTTCTCCGAAAGCAGCTCACGCTTCCCCCGGACGCACCGCTGGTTCCGAGCAGTCTGGACAATCTCACTTTTTCCACGGCAAACAACATTGAATATCTCCTGTATGTCATCGACACAACACTGACCGAGGTAGAAACCGAGCTGTATTCCAAGATCGACCGCACGGTGGACGCTTTCGCCTATGTTGGCCTGTATAACTGCGGAGAGTAAGGAGGAAATTTCATGAAAGATACTGTCATCAAGGGCAACGGTAAGTCCCGGTCTATCAAGGCTCCTACCGATATGCCTGCAACCTTCGAGGAATGGCGCACACAGCTTCTCGCCGGAACCGCTACCCTCGACATTGGTCTGAACGCCGCAGGCTGTGATGTGGTCGGCACAGCCATGAGCAAGGCAAATCTGCTGTCCGACACCACCAAGTCGGCACTGGAACTGAGCGGCAGCGACCCCACGGTGAATGACGCTCTGTATGCTCTGAGCCAGAAGGGTTCTCCCGCCGAAGTTCATGTCATGGCAGACAGCGGTACAACCGTTACCATGAGCAAGGGAGGTAAAACGCTGACCGCAACGGCACAATCGAATGGTTATGCCGTGCTTTATCCGACCGAGCTGGGTGACTGGACTATCGTGTATGTTTTCAACGGTAGTCAGAAGACCAGAGTTTATACGCTGGAAGTCATCGGTATCGTGTATATTTACCCCTTTGTGGTGGGCGACACTTTGAACGATACCACTTGGGACAACATTGCAATCGTGTCTAAATTGGGAAAGGCACAAGATTATTGGAAGGTAGGCGACACCAAAACGGTTGCCGTTAATGGGGTCAACTACCAGTTCCAGATCATCGATTTTGACCACGATGACTTGACTACCAAGGACGGAACTCGTACCAAAGCTGGTATCACTTTCCAGATGGTCGATTGTTTGAACACGACCTATTCCATGAATGGCTCCAATACAAATAGCGGTGGTTGGAATGGTTCCACCATGCGTACCTCCACAATGGCAACGCTGCTGAACCAGCTTCCTGCCGCTTTGAAGAATGTTTTGAAGTCTGTAAACAAGCGGTCTGGCACAGGCGGCGGGTCTACGTCTGGAACGCAGACCACCCACGACAAGCTGTTTCTTTTGTCCGAAGTAGAAATCTTCGGCACTACAACTTATTCTGTACCCGGCGAAGGTACTCAATATGCGTATTATAAAGCCGGAAACAGCAAGGTCAAAAAGGTCAATGGTTCTGCGAACCCCTGGTGGGAGCGTTCTCCTTTTTCCGGCAGCACCTCCAACTTCTGTTATGTGAACGCCGGCGGCGCCGCCAACTTTAACTACGCCAGCACCTCCTATGGCGCGTCCTTCGGCTTCTGCGTTTAATCCCCGGTTTCATCAACACCAATCCCGCCCCGTCAGGGGCGGTGTAAGAAAGGAATGTTGGCGTGTCAGTCATCAAAGCTATGCGTGGCGAAAGCTCCATGCAGTTCATCGAAACCGCCAGACGGTTAGAGCTTCACGCTTTCTCCGTCTGTACCAAGGCTCCTAAAAGATACGCACCTCTGCTGACAAACCGTATCTTCGAGTTGGCTTCCACGGTTCACGAGGAAGTCCGAGCGGCGAACAACATCTACCCGCACAATCAGCATGAAGCGCAAATGCGGCGAGATCACCTGATTAACGCCAACATCGCCCTTCAAAATCTCAGCCCGAAGCTGACTTTGCTCTATGACGCTATTCTCCAAAATCCTGAAAAATGTCCGTGGATTGACCACGCCATGAAGGAATTTGGAGAGTACATCACGGACGAAGCACAGCTTATCTCCAAGGTTCGGAAAGCTGACCACGAGAGGTATAAAGACCTCCCGGCATGAGTTTTTTATTGGGTCAAGCCCTGTAATTGTTACCGTTTCTGCGAACAACTGGTGGGAGCGTTCTCCTAATTCCGGCAACACCAACAACTTCTGTAATGTGAACAACAACGGCAACGCCAACAATAACAACGCCAGCAACTCCAATGGCGTGTCCTTCGGACTCTGCAACTTCGCATAGGTCAGTCGTAGTAACCCCTTTGGGCGAAATCAGTACCTTTTGCAGAGGGAGGGCTTGTTCCCGGCTACAAAGCCAAAACACCCCGTCCGATGTAGTCAGCCGGACGCTTCTTGCATGGTGAGCGATTGTACGGTAGCTCATTTCATGGCTGGTACTACAAGCAGTTAGAACCCGTACCCGACAATAAGACTGTACGGAGGGGAACCTTCTATGACAAGTGAAGAACGGAGAGAAGCCCGTTATCAGCGCAGGAAAGCCAAGCGTGACGAAGCTCGTCTGCGGCGAAGCAAAGAGTGTGGTGATTTCGATGAAGTCTTTTCGTTCAGACACCTTTACCTTTCCGGGAAGAAATGCTGTAAGGGTGTCTACTGGAAAAACTCAACTCAGCGGTATATCGGCAATATCATTCCGATCATCGCAAAGACCCATCGTGAACTGCAAAACGGAACCTTCAAGCACCGTGGTTTTCACGCTTTCACCATCATGGAGCGAGGGAAGAAACGGTATATCCGATCAGTCCATATCACGGAACGAGCGGTTCAAAAGTGTCTGTGTGACTACTGCTTAGTTCCCATCTATTCGGCCTGTTTCATCTATGACAACTCAGCCAGCTTGAAACACCGAGGTGTGGACTTCGCCCTACGCCGTATGACCTGTTACCTTCAACGGCATTACAGGAAGTACGGTCTGGAAGGAGGGGTTCTGCTTTACGATTTTCACAGCTTCTTTGACTCAGCTCCACATGAGCCGCTGTTCCGTGAAGCCGACCGCAGACTTCACGACCCGAAAATCAGGGAGCTTGCGAACAGCTTTGTTACGGACTTCGGTTCTGTGGGCTTGGGTCTTGGCAGTCAGGTGTCTCAGACGAACGCCCTCATGCTTCCCAATATGATTGACCACTATTTCAAAGAGGTCTGCCGTATCAAAGCCTATGAGCGATACATGGACGATGGTGTGGCAATCAGCCCTGACATTGATGACCTGTATCTCTGTATGGACGGGTTAAAGATCATCTGCGAGAAGTGCGGTCTGGAACTGAATTTGAAGAAGACAAGGGTTATTCCTCTCAGAGATTATTACCGCTGGTTGAAAACGAGGTTCATCATCACACCGACCGGCAAGGTTGTTCGGAAGATGAACAAGGACTCAACAAAAATCGTTCGACACAAGCTCAGGGCTTTCCGAGGAAAGCTCGACCGGGGCGAAATGACCTTGGCTGACATTCGGTGTTCCGTAGACTCCTACAACGGTCACATGAAGCGAGGTCACAGCTTCAAGGTGCGGCAACGCACTAATCAGTATTTCAAATCATTGTACGGGTTCTACCCGGACGAGAAAGGTTGGAAAAGCCATGTATAAAATCATCAAGAAGGACACAGTTCTCGGCATTGTGAGCAATCTAACTTGGGTATGTATGCAGGAAAACGGCTGCTACGGCCTGACGGTCGAGGACAATGCACAGGGTATTGCCTTGAACGGCACCGTGTACCATGTCAACGGACACCCCGAACTGGATGGTGCTGAAACGGTTTCGGTCGAAGAAGTGGACGATGGCGTTTACGCTTCCAGTCTGACCGCTCTGCTGACTGACCCGAACGACCTTCGTAATTCTGAGCAGTTCCGTAAGGCTGTTCAGATGTTCGCCAAAAGCCTTGACGAAGACTCTGCGATGATGATTGCAACCATCTACGACCCCTATCAGGTCGATCATGCCTATGCTGTTGGTGATTATTTCACCTACGGTGTGAACGGTGTAGGCGACCCGCAGCTCTACAAGGTGGTACAAGCGCACACTTCCCAAGCAGATTGGAAGCCTGACACACTTCCTGCTCTCTACACGCCGATTGGTCTGACCCCCTCCGGCTATCCCGTGTGGACTCAACCAACAGGCGCTCATGACGCTTACAACAAGGGTGACATCGTGAGCTACAACGACAAGCTGTACCGCAGTCTGATTGACGGAAATGTGTATTCCCCGGACGCTTATCCTGCTGGCTGGGAAGAATACACCGGCAAGTAAAAAAGGGGGCAGGACATGAGTGACGCAATTCTGGTCGCTATTATCACGGGTGGTCTGAGCCTGCTTGGTATCATCTACTCGTCCGGCAAGTCTGCCAGTAAGGTTGACGCAAAGCTGGACAAGCAGCAGGCAGTCATCGAAACCAAGTTGAACGAACTGACCCGTGAAGTGCGGGAACACAACAATTTTGCAAGGCGTGTACCTGTGGTTGAAGAACAGATCAAGGTCATCAACCACCGTATCGAGGACTTGGAGGGCTTTCACAAGCCTGCATGACCCGAAAGTAAGGTGATAAAGGTGAGTAATCGGGTCAAAATCCCTATAACTTTCTCTTAGTATGCGTGTATAAGAGGGAGTTTATAGGAAAAACGCCCGATTACTCACCTAACTCACCTAAATTAAAAATTGGAGGTAAAAATTATGCTCGAAACCATTTTGCACAACCTGACGAACATCGGCTGGGCTATGCTGATTTTTCTGTGTGCCTACCTTTCCAATGTATCCTTTTCTCTGTATTACAACATCAAAATCCTGCTGGAACCGTTCAGCAAGGAAAAGCTGATAAACTCAGGCTTGAAGATCGCCGCTTTTGTCTGCGGTCTGACCCTGCTGTGTGTGGCTATTACCACGCTGCCGCTGTTTGCGGATATGGTCGGGTGGGAAATTCCGGCTGAGTATGTGGATATTTTCAGCAATTTGGTGATTATTGGTGCGGTACTTATGGTGTCCTGTAAGTACATCACAGAAGCATTTACGAAGTTCAAGGCCATTTTGGACGCTACCAAGGAGGGTAAGAGCTATGATGAAATCAAGTGAACTGGTCGCCAAGGTCGTTGATATTGCCAAGCACTACAAGACCTTGTATGTCATGGGCTGTTTTGGTGCGCCGCTGACCGACACAAATAAGTCTCGGTATATCAAAAACCACCCCTACAACATGGCGGCAGCTCGTACCGCTATGATTATGGCGGCGACCCCTGACACCTTCGGCTTTGACTGCGTGAACCTTATCAAAGCCGTTTTGTGGGGCTGGACTGGTGATAAAACTAAGTCCTACGGCGGCGCAAAATACGCCACCAACGGCGTACCTGACGAGGGCGCTGACACTATGATTAAGAGGTGCAAGGACGCTACTGCTTCCGGGTGGGACAAGGTTGACCCCGGTGAGGTGGTGTGGACTACGGGACACATCGGTGTGTATATCGGAAACGGTCTGGCGGTCGAGTGTTCCCCTCGTTGGGCGAACAATGTGCAGATCACCGCTGTCGGTAACATCGGGAAGAAGAACGGGTACAATACTCGTATGTGGAAGAAGCACGGACACCTCCCCTATGTGACCTACGACAAAACCGTGACCCCTACGCAGCCCGAAACGGTCAAGCCTGTTCCTACCACCGAGGTCAAGGCAAAGGGTGTCGCACGGTCTTTCAATAAGGCTGTGGCAGGCACTTACACCGTGACCGCTGGTGCTGGCCTGAATGTCCGTGACGCTGCCGGGACGGACAGTAAAGTGCTGGTGACAATCCCCAAGGGAACCACCGTCAAGAACTACGGCTACTACACCGTTGTAAACGGCGTTAAATGGCTCTATGTGGCTTTCTCGCACAAGAGGGTAAATTATACTGGCTTCGTGCATGAACGCTTCCTGAGCCGCTGAGAGGGCTTCCTATGGGTGGTAAACGAGTGCAACCTAAGCCGAAGAAGAAAAGAATGAGAAAGCGCACGAAGTTCACGATCTTGTCCATCTTCAATCTGACTTGGTACGCCGTTGTGGTGCTGATTTTGAACGCCTGCGGTCACACGGTTGACACAGAATTGACGGTCGGCTGGTTTGCGGCTTGGACTGCCGAACTCGCCATTCTGTACGGCATTAAGGTCAAGTCAAAAGAAACCTCAGACGAGGACGCTCAGGGGTGAGAAAATGCAAGTGCTGAAAGAAATCACGCTCGACAAGGTTATCAATCTCTATGAGGGTCAAGTCGTTCATGATAAAAAGCAGCTCATTGAATGGGACGATCATCGCCGCACTCCACTCTATGAGCTGAAAGAACGAACACTGGCTCAGGACAAGATGATTTTGGGTGCGCTGAAATGCGCCAGAGCGAACGGGTATTCCGGCGAAGAATAAAAGAAGACACTCCCTACCGATTAAGGTAAGGAGTGTCTTTTGGTTTGAACGAACACCGTTCCCCACATGATGTAGGGTTCGGATATGCGCTCAATGGTACACTCAGACTCCCCAAAATCGAACCCTGTCGCTTCTTCGGCGGCGGGGTTCTTTTCTACCCGGAAAGTCTTGGTTTTACAAGAGGTTAGGTTATATGCGGTAGTGATTTTATACCCGTCAGGTTCGTCCCACACTGTAACGGAGTTGACGAGCAAATCAATGAGCCGCCTGCGGAAGTCTTCGTCTTCGATGTTCCCGTATTTGAACTGACTCAACCAGAATACGATTTGGTCACGGTCAATTCGGTAGACGAATTTTTCCTCAGCTTTGATCTCTTTGTTGAGGGTCTTCTTTTCGTGTTCGAGTTGAACAAGCCGGTTCATCAATGTCTCGGAAGCAATACCCTTTTCGATGGCAGCGGTAATATTTGTGATTGACTTTTCGACCTCTGACAACTGAGCGGTTAATTGCGGAATGTGCGTGTCGTTTATTAAATCCTGTTCACTCTGTCGAATTGCCATGTCTGCGATTTCATCAATGAGCTGATCGGTCAAAAGGTTGAGAGCGTCACGGGCTACTATCCCTTCGATATAATCTTTTTTCAAAGGCCGCTTGTCACACCCAAGTTTTCTCTTTTTGGTGTAACAGGAATAGTAGTGGTAGACCTTGCCATGTCTACCGGCTCCGCTTTCACCGTTCATAGAAGCCCCACAATGACCGCAGAACAGCTTTCCAGACAAGAGGTAATCTACCTTAGCCTTGCCCCTTGCCGGGGCTGTGGCGGTCTTAGAAAGCCGCCGCTGTACCGTTTCAAACAGCTCCTTGTCAATGATGGCGGGAATACCATTTTCAATGACAATATCCTTGTAGGTATAAGTGCCGATATAGCGAGTATTACGGAACATGGCCTTAAAGCTACTGCGGTTGAACTCCGTGTTTTTGGCGGTCTTATATCCGGCAGAGTTAAACTTTCTGCAAATATCAGCTACGCTTTCGCCGTTGGCGTAAAGAGAGAACGCTTCTTGAACGATGTGAGCGGTGTCAGGGTCAACGACCAGCTTGTGATTTTCCACCTTGTACCCAAGGGGAATATGACCGCCTACACTGTGGCACTTCAAGGCAGACTCACGCATACCTCTCGTGACCTTCTGTGACAGCTCGGCAGAGAAAAACTCAGCCATACCCTCTAACACGGACTCCAAGATGATACTCTCAGGACTGTCGGTAAGGTGTTCTGTGGCGGAGAGGACTTTCACGCCGTTCTTCCGCAGACGCATTTTCATAATTGCGCTATCGTTGCGGTTACGAGCAAAACGGTCGAGCTTCCAGACGATGACATATTCCCAATTCTGCTTTGCGCTATCCGCAACCATTTCCATGAGGTGAACCCGCTTTTCCACATCTTTGCGAGCGGTCGTTGCTCGATCAACATAGATGGCTACAATGCGGTAGTGATTTGCTTTACAGAAGGTGCGGCAGTCACGAAGCTGTCCTTCGATAGACTGGTCACTCTGGCCTGTGGAGCTATACCGAAGATAAAGAGCAACATCTTGATCGCCGTTGTAGAGCGTATATGGGTCTTCCTGAAATTGAGAGATTTCTTCCTCTGTCAGACAGGAGAGGTCGATTGGAAATTTTTTCATGCAAATCTCCTTTTTAACTCCATGACTCTACCGACAAAGCGCAATCGTCCAATTTCAACACCGCCAAAAACACGGGGAGGATAGTGTGGGTTAAAAGAGCGAAGGGTCACAGTATCTTCATCAATGCTGATTTTCTTAACAAATCCTTCTTCGTCATCAACAATGACAACCATAAGAGTATCTGTTTCAGGAGGGGTATCCTTTTTAACCAGTACTAAATCGTGATCGTCTAAGACTGGCGACATACTATCTCCGTCAACTTGTAACCAGAAACAATCATCACAGTCATATTCGGGGTCAACTTGTTCATATCCCAATGCTTCTTGCTGAGCGATGACACCTTTTCCTGCGGACGCATGACCGAAAATAGGTCGTTTGCAATTCTTTTCATAAGGTTCGGTGGTCAAACCAACAGAGGACAAGTGAAAGAGAGGGTCGTCAGTTTTGCCTTTCAAATAGTCAGCTGTTGTTCCAAGATTGATAGCAAGAGTTTTTAAGTCTTCATCTGAAATCATGCGGTCAGGCTTTTTATCTACATCGTTCAAATAATACTTGGGGCGGTTGATAAGTTTGCAAATATAGGTGACGCTTTTCCCTTGTTGTTTGGCTAAATCTCTAATACGGTTTGTGTTCATAAGTACCTCCTTCAAAAAATATCCTACTTTTTTAGGATTTGCTATTGACAATCCTACAAAGGTAGGATATACTTTGGATTGTGAACAAGAGATTTTGACAACAAAAACCCGACCCCCGAAAGGTTTTCTTTTTTCGGCGGTTGCTGTGGTCAATGGTTTAATTGTCTGGCAAGTAAATTGTACCATTACGCCCACTGGTTGTCAATAAATATTGTTCTCAATTCAAAGAAAGGAGAGGTTTTGTGAAAGAGCGTGAGAAAATTCGCTATCGCTTGAGCGTCAATCACCTGTCATTTGCATGGCTGATTGATATGCTCCGAAAGCGGGGTATTGAAACGAACGGCCCTGTCCTGAGTGCAATTCTCGCAGGGACTCGTAACGGCCCTTCTGTGGACAAGATCATCGCTGAGTCTATCGACATTCTGGACTGGTACGAGCGGCAGATCGGCGGTGTATCATGAGCGACAGTGCATTTGCCCCGGAAGTACGAGGACAGGCCAAAGCGTTCAGCTCACTCCTTGCTCGATCTGTCCGAGAGTTTTTCAAGGACGAAGGGAACCGCAAGCAGTTCGAGAGCTGGTACGAGCAGAAGTACGGAATACCGTATCAATGGAAACCTATGGTTTGGGGGAACAGATAATGAAAAAGGTATTTGGAGTATTGGCATTTTTCTCGTTTTTCTACCTGTTGGGTGTCGTTGGTGCGGTGGAGCAAGACATGATGGCTCTCGGCGCAGGCATGGTTCGTATGGGTATCGGCCTTGGCTGCTTCTGGTTGTTCTGTGAGCTGTCTGGTGCGTTTTATCCCGCCCCGCTGAGAAAAAGAAAGAGCCGCTGACGGAACTGGTACTTCCATCAACGGCAAGCGTAAAAGCTCAATCTGATTATATCAGAACCTATCATTTTGTAAAGGAGAACTTTATGAATAGCACGATTGCGAAACTCGCTGACGAGTTCGAGAAGATGGAGAAAACCATCGCTTCTCAGAAGAAGATGATCGAAACCCTTATGCCTATGGGCTATGTGGATACCGATACCGTCAAACTTCACCTTAATTCTGTGTATGGTGTTATGTTCGGCGGTCGCCCCTCTCCGAAGCGCTATAAGCTGGAAGACTGTTCTTGGGACGAGATCAATATGTATTCTTCCATCGGCCTTGCTGACAAGGTGTTCGAGGTCGGTGACACCAAGAAATTCCGTCTGGCTGATGGCTCTTACCTGACTGCCCGTATCATCGGGTTCAACCATGACTACGCTGAGGACGGAAGTCTGACCCACATCACCTTTGAAACCGTGGAAACCATTGACGGTGACATTCCCATGAATGAGAAGTCTACCAACGAGGGCGGCTGGGACGCTTCCTATCTCCGTGCTAAGCTCAACGGTAACTTCTTCGAGAAGCAGCTTCCCCCTGATCTGAAAGCGGTCATCAAGCCTGTTGTGAAAATCACTGCCAAGAGCGGTAAGAACGAAATGCTGGTTCCTTCCGTTGACAAGCTGTTCGTTCTTTCTGAGCAGGAGGTCTTCGGTCGCAAGATTTATTCCTGCGGCGGTGAGGGTAAGTGGTATGAGTGGTATAAGCGAGAGAACACGCCCTATGGCAAGTGCAAGCAGAATGGTGAGAGGGATTGGAGGTGGGAGCGTTCTCCTTATTCCGGCACCACCAACTACTTCTGTAGTGTGAGCAACAGCGGCACCGCCACCATTAACTACGCCAGCGTCTCCTATGGCGTGTCCTTCGGCTTCTGCATTTGATCGGGTATCTCGTAAATCCCGCCCCGTCAGGGGCGGTGAAAGGAGTGAAAACATGAATGTCAATCGCAAGGTTGGCACTGGCTTTGAAAGAGACTTATGCCTGAGCCTGTCGGGTTGTGGCTTTTGGGCGCACAACCTCGCTCAGAACAAGCAGGGTCAGCCTTTCGATGTGATCGCAGCTCGACACGGTAACACCTATCCCATTGACTGTAAGGTGTGTGAGAAAAACATTTTCCGTCTTGATCGAATTGAAGAAAATCAGTATTCGGCAATGACGCTGTGGCGAATGACCGGAAACGGTGACGGGTGGTTTGCGCTGAGAATGACTAACGGTGAAGTATGGCTTCTATCCCTGACAGCGTTAGAACGAGCAATGATTACCCGGAGTTCTCTGTACTGGTCGGAAATCAAGCAATTCGGTGTTCCTCTCGGAGAGTGGGTGCAGCAATGCGAGTAAGAGATTACTCATTGTACCGACACACCTTCCCAAACGGGAAAATGTATATCGGTATCACGAAGAAAACCCCAATTCACCGCCGATGGCAGAACGGTAAGGGTTACTGTCATCAGCCGAAAATGGCTCATGCTGTTGCAAAATACGGTTGGGAAAGCATTCAGCACGATATTCTTCTAACTGGTCTGACCGAGCAGGAAGCGAAGTTTTGGGAACAGTTTTATATCAGACAGTTCGATACCGTAGAGAATGGATACAACATCACTTTTGGCGGGGATGGTCTGACTGGTATGAAGTTGTCAGAAGAAACGAAGCGAAAGATCGGAGAAGCCAATCGGCAGAAGAATTATCCCGGCAACCCTGTTTCTCTCAAAGAGTATGTTTCTCAGCATGGAGCTTGGAACAAGGGTAAACCTTTAGTGGGCGAACATCTTAGAAAAATCACCGAAGAACGACAGCGGCGTTGCAATAAGTCCATTTTGGCTTGTGACCCGCATACCCACGAGGTTATATCAGAGTTTGTAAGCTGCACAGCAGCGGCAAGGTTCTTCGGAGTATCTAAAGAGGTTATTTCTCGGTGCGCTCGTGGCGGCAGAAAGACCGCTGCCGGTTACGAATGGAGGTATACAAATGCGAGTGTATAACCAACTGAGGGTATCCAAATACGAGTACGAATACCCGCTTATTGAGAAGTGGTGTAAGGAAAACCTCGTTCTTCCAAACCCTGACTACGCTAAGAAAGCTCGTATGGGGTTCTGGCTCGGCAATACACCGAAAACCCTCAGCCTATACGAGATTGACGGTAACGACCTGGTTCTCCCGTATGGCTGCTTCAACGAAATCCTACGGCTTTGCCCTCTGATGGCCGAGGTCAGAATGGATTTCGTAGAGCATGAACGAATTGACTACGGTTGTACGCTCCCTCTTTATGATTACCAGCAAAAGGCGTTGGACGCTCTGGTGGAGTGTGGTACGGGTATTCTACAAAGCTCTGCCGGTTCGGGAAAGACGCAAATCGGTATTGCAACGGCGGTAGCCCTCGGTGCAAAAACCCTTTGGTTGTGTCACACCCTCGATCTTGTAAAACAGAGCAAGGCCAGAGCAGAGCAGTACATGAGTGCGTTCATGACCGGTACAATCACAGAGGGCAAGGTTCAAATCGGAAAGGCCATAACCTTTGCCACGGTGCAGACCATGTGCAATCTTGATCTTGACCGATACCGGGATGTGTGGGACTGCATAATCGTGGACGAGTGCCACCGGGTAGCTGGTTCTCCAACTGCTGTCACGCAGTTTTCAAAAGTCCTCAACGCTCTGGCGGCTCGGCACAAATACGGCTTATCAGCCACGGTTCACCGGGCAGACGGTATGATTGCCGCCACCTATGCCCTCCTGGGTAAAATCGCCTATCAGGTGCCGGAAGAGGCGGTTGCGGACAAGATCATGACCGTCAGCGTTCTTCCCCGGCCTACCAGGGTTGGCCTGAGCAAAGATTTCCTGGACACGGACGGCACGATCATCTATGCCAAGCTGGTGAATTATCTGGCAGAGGACTTTTGCAGAAACGGTCAGATTGTGGGTGACCTGATGCTCAACTCCGGCCATTACAACCTCATTCTTTCCGACCGGCTGGCCCACCTGGAATATCTGATGGCCCATCTTCCGAAACACCTGAGAGATCAGGCCGTAATGGTGGACGGGAAAATGACTTCCAAGAAGGGCAAGGCGAAACGGGAGCAAGCCATTGAGGACATGAGGGCCGGGAAAAAGCACTATCTGTTTGCAACCTACGCTCTGGCGAAAGAGGGGTTGGACATTCCCAGGCTTGACCGGTTGTACCTCACCACTCCGCAGAAGGATTACGCCATTATTACACAGAGCGTAGGTCGTATTGCCAGAACCTTTGAGGGCAAGGGAGAACCGATTGCCTATGATTATGTGGATAACGGTATTCAATACCTTGTCCGCAGTTATAAAAAACGATGCACTTCGTACCGCAAATGCGGTTGCAAAATTTTAGAATGAGGGGGGGGACAAATGAAAACCCGTGAGTGTGATGTGGGTGGAGCAGTCAGGCTCCCAAAACAGTTTTATGAACGGCCTCTCACACTTGAAGAAAGCCGGTTTGCTTCGGAACACATTAGTATTGTGTACCGCTATTTAAGACAACAGGGCTTAAACTCTGATGAATGGTTTGATGTGGTTATCTTCCGGTATCTGTTAAGTGTGAAGCGATATTTTGCACTTCCTGAGTTGCAGAAATTGAAGTTTATCACGGTAGCCTGTTCCGCAATGCGCTCTGCCGTAGGACATGAGAGGCGAAAACAAGCCTCTGAGCCAGTTACGGTCAGTCTGTTTGATGTTATACCGGGTACAGAAGACCTCTGTTATATTGACACGATAGCTGCCCCGGAAACCAATTAAGAAGAGGGTGAATAGATTGAAAATTACCTACAATGTTCAGGCTCCCGACAGAAGGGGATTTGCCAAGAGCGAAGAAGTCAAGGCCATTGAAGATTTTCTAACCAGCGGTAACGCAAAGAATATGTGCTTTGAGTATGACACCAAGGAAGAGGCGAAGAACAAACTGGCAACCATTTCGGGTCATAAGCGCAAGTACAATGAGCAGCACCCGAAGGGGTATGATGCTTACCGAGTTGATAAGTGTATCTATATCATCCGGGGAGCCAAGGTAAAATGAAAGTCCTTGTAGCCTGTGAAGAGAGTCAAGCGGTATGTATCGCCTTTCGGAAATTGGGGCATGAAGCCTATTCTTGCGATACACAAGAGTGTTCTGGTGGGCACCCGGAATGGCACATCAAAGGAGATGTTCTTCCTCTTATCAATGGTAATAAGCCGTTTATTACGATGGACGGTGATCTTCACGCCATTGTTGGAACATGGGATTTGCTGATTGCTTTTCCTCCATGCACCTACCTGACCAATGCGGGTTCTGTCCGATTGCGAATAAAAGGGGAAATCAATAAAGAACGAATGGCGAAAGCCGTTGAAGCCAAAGCGTTTTTCATGAAGTTTCTGGAAGCAGATTGCCAGAAAATTTGTGTTGAGAACCCCACACCCGGAAAAATCCACCAGTTGCCGCAATATACCCAAGCGATACAGCCATGGTGGTTCGGACACCCTTACACGAAGCGGACTTGCCTGTGGCTTAAAAACCTCCCCCCCTTACCCCTACCGATATTATTCGGGAAGGAGTTACCCCGTATGTTAATGGAGGTTGTAAAGACGCTCATGGGAATTACCGGAGATTTCAGGGTAGGAATGAGCGTGACCCAAAAACTCGTTCAAAAACATTTCCGGGTGTTGCACAAGCAATGGCCCGACAGTGGGGAGGCGATATGAGTGGATAATCTTTTTATCTTTGACTGCGAGGTGTTTGCCTTTGATTGGCTTTTCGTGTTCAAACACAAGGCCACCGGAGAGTACACCGTAATTCACAACGACAACGAAGCAGTCAAACAGTTCATGGAACAGGAGCTACTTTTGGCCGGGTTCAATAACAAGCACTATGACCAATTCATTCTGAAGGCTGTTTTGGCAGACTATACGCCGGAAGAGGTGAAAGTGGTCAATGATTTCATCATCGTCCAGGGGCATGAGGGATGGGAACACCCTGATCTTCGAGAGAGCCGGATATACTTTGACCAATACGACCTCATGGACGATTGCCAGATGGGATTGTCCCTGAAAGCAATAGAAGCTCACCTAGGTATGGATATTCGGGAAACCACTGTGTCTTTCAATCTTGATAGACCATTGACTCCCGAAGAGCTGGAAGAGGTTATCTTCTACTGCAAGCATGATGTGGACGCAACCGATAAGCTGGATGACCTTCGACAAGGCTACCTGTCCAGCAAATTGACCCTGGGCAAAGAGAAAGGCATTTACCCGGCAAAGGCCCTCTATATGACCAATGCCAAGCTGACTGCTGCCTACCTTGACGCAGAGCCTAAACCCCATTATGACGAGCGGGAATATCAGTACCCGGCTACTCTGTTACGCCAGTACATTCCGCAGGAGGTATTTGCATTTTTTGACCGACTGAAAGACATGACCATCCCCAATGAGGTGGTGTTCAAAGAGAAGCTGGAAATCATGGTTGGTGACTGCCCTTGCACGATTGCCTACGGAGGTATTCATGGGGCCATTCCCTGTTACCGGGAGGAAGCTACGAAAACCCGTTCCATCCGCAATAAAGATGTTGCCAGCTACTATCCTCACCAGATGATCTTAAACGGCTATTGCAGTCGGAACATTCCCTCTCCCGATGTGTATGCAGCTACCATTGAGCGGCGAGTCAAAGCAAAAAAGGCCGGTGACAAGGCTACGGCCAATGCTCTAAAGCTGGTGCTGAACACCACCTATGGAGCCATGCTGAACAAGTATAACGACCTCTATGACCCCCTCATGGGCCGCTCGGTCTGTATCTCAGGACAGTTACAGCTTCTTGAAATGGCTATCCATCTCATTCAGGATTGCCCTACGCTGAAAATCATTCAGCTCAACACCGATGGTATCATGGTCAGCCTTGATGACTCCGATGTTCCCAAGTATCAAGAGATTACCGGAGAATGGGAACAGCGCACCGGCTTCGAGTTAGAAGAAGACCTGATAAAGATGATCTGCCAGAAAGATGTAAACAATTATGTGGAAGTCCCGTTTGAGGGCGACCCCAAAATCAAAGGCGGGGTTCTGGTTCGAGGGATTGCACCGGCAGGAGCGTTCAATGTCAATAACAACGCCTGTGTAGTTGCCAGAGCGGTCAAGGATTGTCTGGCCTACGGGGTTCCTGTGGAGCGGACTATCATGGAGTGTAACAAGCTGCTGGACTTCCAACTGATCGCCAAAGCTGGGAGTAAGTATGGTGACGCTCTTCATGAGGTGGATGGAGAATTACAAGTGGTACAGAAAGTCAACCGGGTCTATGCCACGGACAATCACCGTATGGGAACGCTCTACAAAATGCACCTCTCGACCGGGAACCCCGTGAAGATCGCCGGATTGCCGTCAAGATGCGTGGTAGACAATGACAATCATCTCTCTATCGAGGTGGTTGACCGTGACTGGTATATCCGGCTGGCAAAGCGGTATGTCCGGGATTTCCTTGGTATCAAGCCCCCTAAGCGAAATACCCGGAGGGTAAATAAGGTCAAAAGGGAACTGACGGCTTTGTTGGAGGGATAATTTCACAGAAAAATCGCCAATGGTTTGAAAATAAACAAGAGGAAAAGGAGGTGGAGAGATTTTTGAAGATAGGAATGTGGTCTGACTCTATCAATTTTCCTAACCTTCCTCTTATGAAATTATCTTCCTACCACAAAGAACAGGGGGATAGCGTTGAATTGATAAAAGAAGGTGAACATTATGACAAAGTTTATTTAAGCAAAGTGTTCAATTTACCTCTTTTGAACAAAATCCCGCAATCTCCGCCTATATTCCATGCAGACGATGTAGTACGGGGGGGGACAGGATATGCGATAAAAGTGGAAAATGGCAAAGAGGTATTTCACAGTGAATTACACGAGAATTTGCCAAGCGAAATTGAACACCGCTATCCCGATTATTCTTTGTTCCCGCAATATCAAAATACGGCCTATGGGTTTTTAACTCGTGGCTGTTGCAATAACTGTTCATTCTGTATTGTCTGTCCCAAGGAAGGAAACCAGAGTGTTCAGGTAGCAGATTTGAGTGAATTTTGGAATGGGCAACGGGAAATCAAACTTCTTGACCCCAATTTATTGGCTTGCCGAAATCGAGAAACGCTCCTGAAAGAACTGATTGAAAGTGGTGCCCGTGTTGATTTTACCCAAGGAATTGATGCTCGATTTATCACCAGCGACATTGCCGAACTTATCAATCAGGTCAAAATCAAAACAATTCACTTCGCCTTTGACTTTATGAAAAACGAGAAGGCGATCATTCGAGGATTGGAGTGTTTCAAGAAATATTACTCTGGTTCAGACAGAAATATACGGTGCTATGTTTTGACAAACTACGATACTTCTCACGAAGAAGACTGGTATCGGGTACGCTCTCTAATTGAACTTGGGTATCAGCCGTATGTGATGATTTATCAAAAAGGCACTCACAACCGTTTTCTGACAGACCTTGCCAGATGGAGCAATTCACTTTTTCTAAACAGAGCGGTTTCGTTTGAGGATTATGTTCCACGCAAAGACGGAAAATCTTGTCGGGAACTCTATCCAGAAATTCTAAACAAAAAGGAGATTGTTGTTATGCCAGCGAAAACCGAGAAAACCCCCGCACCCGCCGTTGATTACAGCGGCATGAATATCTGCCGGAAGTTGCAGATTGCCCGATTGAAGTTCCTGCAAGCCGGTGTGAAGAAAACCGGCAAAAACATTCACTTGGAGTTCATGTACTTCGAGCTGAGTGACATTGTTCCTGTGGCCGAGTCCATTTTCACGGAAGTGGGTCTGCTGATGACTCCTACCTTCGGCAAGGAGTACGCCATTGCCAAAGTTTTCAACTGTGATGACCGGGATGAAGAGCCTATTACCTTTGAGGCTCCCTTCACGCAGATCGCCCCCATCATCTCCAACAGCGGCAAGGTTGTGACGAACGAAATGCAAGCCCTGGGCAGTTCTATCACCTATATGCGCCGGTATCTGTGGCAGCTTGTTCTTGACATTATCGAGGCTGACAGTATCGACAATACCTCCGGTGCCGATGAAGATACTCAGACACCTCCCTCTCCCCCTAAGACCGCAAAAAAGGCTCCTGTGACCGCTGAGAAGCGTCAGGAAATCAAGTCCGAGCTGACTTCCGCCCCGGAGGGTGCCGCCAGTGAGGAACAGGTTGCCACGCTGAAAGCGGAACTGAAAAAGCTCATGGAGCTGGACGCAGAGCAGGAGAGCTTTGTGCAGAATGTGGCCGTAAAGACTGAGGGCTTCACCAAGATCACCGCTGATGTGTGCGACCAGCTCATTACCGGTGTACGGGATATGCTCTCGGCGTATGACACTCAGGAGGGTTAATCATGGAATGGCTTGACAACAAAATTCAGATTGTGCCGCCCAAGCGTCCTAAGAAGCTGACCGCTACCCGGTTCGCTACCATTCTCGGCCTCAATCCTTGGTCTACTCCCTTTGAGGTCTGGTGTGAGATCACCCGTACCTACCAGAAACCCTTCGAGGACACGATTTACACCGTTGCCGGTAAGACCATTGAGCCGAAACAGGCAGAGTACATGAAGAACACCTACTTCATGAGCAATCTGGTCACTCCAACCGATATTTACGGCGAAAATTATTTCCAGAAGACCTTCGGTGATTTCTTCTCTGATACGCCGGTACTCGGCGGTATGTGGGACTACCTGCTGCATGGCAAAGATGGCAAGCCTACAACCGTTCTGGAAATGAAAACCTCCAAGCGTGTAGAGGATTGGGCGGAAGATATTCCTGAATATTATGCCCTCCAAGCCGCCCTCTATGCGTATCTCCTGGGCGTAGACAGCGTAATCATGGTGGCCTCCTTCCTGGAACCCGGTGATTATGAACACCCTGAGAACTTCGTGTGCAGTTCCAGCAACACAATCACCCGGCCTTTCAAGGTGTCTGAGCGTTACCCGGACTTCGAGAAGCGGTATGTGAAACCGGCTTTGAAGTGGTGGAAAGACCATGTGGAAAGCGGCCTCTCTCCGGCCTATGACGAGAAAAAGGACGCTGAAATACTGGCCGCTCTCCGTACCAACAATCTCTCTCCTGAAACCGACTTAGAGGCTCTGGTGAAAGAAGCCGAAGAGCTGAAAGGTAAGCTGGACACTCATGCCGCCGAGGTTTCCGATGACGAGAAACGGTACAAAACCCTGACCGATATGATTAAAAAGGCGGCTATCCAGCAGTTTCGTGAGGGGGACAAAAAGGTGTCTATCGCCGGTACTGCCTATACCTGGGAAGTCAGCAAGAGTACCACTACCAAAATCAATAAGGACGCTATGAAAGCGGACGGAGTTTTGGATAAGTACAGTACCACCGAGGACAGCTACCGGTTGCTGCCGAAAGCGATTAAGGAGGGATGACCGATGAAGTTTAAGAATTTTGTAAAATCTCTGGCTTCCAGCGGAGTGATCTATAAGAGAGGGATTGAAGACCTACCCTTTGCTGACCGTTGGCTGGCCTCTCCCACGGCTATGATGCTCATTCCCACTACGGTGAAAAGCGTGACCGCTGCGGCTATTCAGGATATGCCCCAGGCCATTGACAAGATGATTGACCAGATTGGTCATACAGACTATGCGGTTCTGTCTGAGGCAATCATGCCCTATCCCGATGGTGGCATCAAGGATTGTATTCGGGTCTATAAGACCCAGGCCGGTGACATTTCTATCAAGATCAGCAACGATGACTGGAAGCTGATTGAGCGGAAAGACACCTGTGAAATCCTTTATGCCTACGACATTGACACCAATTCCAATGTCGCAAAAGCCCTGCTGGTAAAGAGTTTCCCGGAATTACCCGGAGATGACGAGGAACTTGTGGGCATCATCTTTCCCGTCAATGATGAAGTCTAAGGAGGACAAACAAGATGGCTAAAATTGGTTTGAGTGATGGGTTTTCCCTTATCCCGGAAGGAACCCATGTCTTCAAAATTACCGGGGTCAGCTATAAGGAAGCCTTTGGCAAGCTGGAAATTACCATGCAGACGCAAAGCGGAGCCAAGCACATTGAGCGGTTTTCCCTGCTGAAAACTGACGGCTCTCCGAACGAAGGTGCGCTTAATGCGTTCAGCTATTTTGCGAAGACCGCCTTACAGGATTTCGAGCTTACCGAAATCGACCATGAAGACCTTGTGGGTCACTTCATCGAGTGCGATATTGAGCATGATGTTCAACCGAACAAGAACAAGCCGGACAAGACCATTACCTTCGCTCGGTTGGCTGATAAGCGGCCCTCTGACGGGTGGGATGAACAGGCGGTACCCTCACCCACCCAGGCTCCCAAAACCGCTCCTGCGTCCGCTCAGGCGGCTCCTGCGGCCCCTAAATCTAAGAGTGACCTGATGGCCCTTCTTGGCTGATTATGGACGAGGGAGGGCGGCTAAATTTCCGCTCTCCCTCGCCAATGGTTTGTTGAAAAATATGTGGAAAGTGAGGATAAGATACTTTGACCACAACAAAGACAAAGGTTCAAATGCACCGGGAAATCTGTGAGGAAATCAACGATCTCTATGCCCGGAAGAACCATGATTACGGTGATAGCTTCCACCAGACCTTTGTTGAAGAGGGCATGGCAATGGCCCGTATCAGGTTGGGCGATAAGTTTAACCGGTTTAAGACTCTTTCCCGGAACGAGGAACAGAAGGTAAATGACGAGTCCATTCGGGACACCCTGATTGACCTTGCCAATTATGCCATTATGACGGTGCTGGAAATGGAGGTTGCTAACCATGACGGGAAATGAGTATCAAAAGGCCGCTCTGAGAACCGCAAATACAGAGAACCAAACTCAGAATAGTTTGCTGATTAACGGCGTTTTGGGACTGTGCGGTGAGTCCGGCGAAGTAGCAGACCTTGTGAAAAAGGCCAGATTTCAGGGCCACAATCTTGATGTTGACCACCTTTCCGAAGAGCTTGGTGATGTAGCGTGGTATTTGGCGGTCACAGCTTCCGCAATCGGAAAAAATTTGGATGATATTCTGGCCTCCAATGTCGATAAGCTGCGGAAGAGATACCCGGAGGGCTTTGACTGTGAGAGAAGCGTCCACCGGCCTGAGTATGAGGGAGGAGTCCGAGCATGAAGATCATTGAGCCTAAAGTGGAGCTTATCAATCCTCCTGCTTATTCTGACCTTCTCTCTCTGATTGAGCTGGCCGGACGCACTTGCTATAAGTCCGAGAGCAAGATTACCGGGGACAGCGCAGAAAAGTTTGTCAGGAACATCTTGAAGCGAGGTCACGAGGCTGTCATTGAGCATGGTAGCGTGAGTGTTCGCTTTACCTGTGATAGAGGTGTGAGCCATGAGATTGTCCGGCACCGACTGGCCTCCTACTGCCAGGAAAGTACCCGCTATTGCAACTACTCAAAAGAGAGTTTTGGCGGAGAGATTTCCTTTGTCCGGCCCTCCACTATGGCAAAAGGGAGCGTGGCAATGCCTCAGTGGATTGCGGCTTGCAAACAGGCGGAATTTTCTTATTTCGCCATGCTCGACTACGGCTGTACTCCGCAGGAGGCCCGGTCTGTTCTTCCCAACAGCACGAAGACCGAGGTGGTCATGACGGCCAATATGCGGGAGTGGAGGCACTTCCTTCGGCTCCGTACCGCTCCTGCCGCACACCCGGATATGCGAGAGGTCGCAAAGATGCTCCTGACTGAGATGCAGACCCGATACCCGGCTTTCTTTGAAGACTTCGAGGTGTGAACCATGATTGTGAAAAAGTCCGGAGGAAAGGTTTACGGAGCAGTCTTCACCGCCGCAGAGAAAAAGGCCATGGAAATGGAGATTAACCGGCAAATCATCGAAGCGGACAAACGCTATACCGATGACATTGACGCAATGGTTCTCTATACCCTTGCGGTTCATCTGGGCTTTGGCCCTAAGCGGCTCAGACGCTTTTATGAAGCCTTTGCCGCAGAACATGACCGGCTTATTCAACATTACGAAATGCCGGACGATTATACATGGCTCTGTAAAGAAGAACTGAAAAAGATTGGTGTCGATGTGGAGGCATGGAACAGAGAAAGGGGAAGTATTCATGACATTCGTGAACAATAACGGGAAAGTCCCGTATATCATGGTCGCCGGTGCAGATCATGTTACCGGCAAAATGCCGCTTGAAACTGCGGAAAAGATTTACAGCGAGGGAACCAAGAGAGCCAGCAATAGGTTTCCCGGCTATCCGGTCTGCGTGGATAACAAGTATTTCTTCGCCACCAAGACCTCTCCGAAGAAAAGGAAAACCACCAATGAGTAAGTTGCTTCCGGTACTGCTGCTGTCATTGGTTCTCCTATCTTCCTGTTCCACCAAGCCGGAAACAGAAATCATTGAACCCACTGAGCTTCCTGTGCTTGAAGTCATTACACCGGAACCCACACCCACTGTTCCTCTTTGGAGCGAGGAAGAGGTTGATGTGCTGGCAAAGATGGTATGGGGAGAGGCCATGGGTGTACCGTCTGATACGGAAAAGGCCGCTTGTGTGTGGTGTGCGCTCAACCGTGTCGATCAGGGATATGGTTCAATCACTACGGTAGTTACCGCTCCTTATCAATTCATCGGGTATGATGCAGATAACCCGATTGATGATGAAATTAAAGCCCTGTGTGAAGATGTTCTTACCCGATGGTATGCGGAAAAAGATGGAGAAACCGATACGGGCCGTGTTCTACCTTCTGACTATCTCTGGTTCAGCGGAGATGGCAAACACAATTATTTTAGAAATGCCTACAAAGGCGGAGAAACATGGGATTGGTCGCTCCCTTCCCCTTATGAAACCTGAATGACCGAGAGGTGCCGTCATGTATGAAAAAATACCCTCTGAATTGAAAGAAAAGACCCAATGGGTCAATGTCTGGAATAGCAGCAAGGTTCCCATGCAGACCGGCCAGAAAAAAGCTGCCTCTTCTATGCTGCCTGATACCTGGGGAACTTTTGATTGTGCTGTGTTGAATGTGGCGAACGGCATCTATGACGGCATCGGATATGTGTTCAATGACGATGGACTAATCGGGATTGACATTGATGACGGTTTTTCAGAAGGACTATTGAACCCGCTGGCCGCTGACATTATCGGCCATTGCGGTTCTTATACAGAGAAGAGCAGGAGCGGGAGAGGGGTACACATTCTGCTGAAAGGCTCTCTCCCCTTCAAAGGCCGTAATAACCGAGCCGGGGTGGAGATTTATCGGAGTGGCCGGTACTTCATTATGACCGGAAAAGTCATTATCTATTCGGAGATCATTGAAAACCAAGAAGCGATTGACTATATCGTTTCCAGGTATTTCCCCGATGTTCCGAAAGAGGGTGCCGGTTCCTCCGCTCCACAACGCATTTACTCTCCAATCTACCGAAAGCCAGAGCCGGGGAAAATCGCTCTGAAACCTGAATATCCAACAATCACTACCGGCAGCCGGAACCTAAGTCTGACTTCTCTGGCCGGTCAGATGCACAATCAGGGATATTCCAAAGCAGAGATTTACAAAGAGCTGCTGTATGCCAATACTCAGGCTTGCAAGCCGCCTCTTCCCCGTTCGGAAGTTGAAACCATTGTAAATTCAGTTACCAGATATAGGAGGTAAATCATGAAACCTTATCAGCGTGGAGATGTTGTCATTATAGATGTACCTATCCCGGCCTCCGGTCATGTGCAGGGAGGTAAGCGGCCCTGGGTCATCGTTCAAAATAACATGGGGAACCAGTTCTCTCCCACCAGCATTGTAGTCCCTCTGACCACAAAGATGAAGCGGTTGGAAATGCCCACTCATGTTGCTTTTGTGTGGGAGAACTTGGAGCAAAGCATGGTCGAGTGTGAACAGGTACGGGTCATCGACATTACCGAAGACTGGAAATATGTCTGTACCCTCCCGCCTCAGATCATGTCCCATATCGACACAGCCCTGAGAAACGCTTTCTTCTATGGGGGGGGTGTAACAGATGGAGAATAAGCAATATTGCCCTCTCAATGCTTCCACGGACGAAGTTCTGCATTGTTGTCAAGAGAAGTGTGCGTGGTGGGATGAAGACGCTCAGGCTTGTTCGGTGCTGGTAATAGCAAAGGCAATGAGGAAGGTGACGAGAAATGGCCGATGAAATTATGACCACGGAAGAGCAGGAACTTTTTCAGCTCTCCAATGGCCGCTACATCATGGATAAAGACCTGTCCCGAAAGATGTTTTACATCAAAGAGGCCAAGCCGGAGCGGAGCCACCAGATCAGCGGCACCGGCTATTCTTGGGACGAGTCTGGTATGGCAGAGCTGTTTTCCGAGTGCTACCAGAATGATACCCGATTTTGCCCGGAGGCAAAGTGCTGGTACACCTATTCTAAGGGAGCATGGAGGAAGGATATTGGCTCCCTGCTGGTAGCTGAGAAAATCAAGGAATTTTGCCGCCTTATGGCTCTCTACTGCGGAGAGATTGACAACGAAGATCGCCGCAGGGAGTATATGAAATTTATCGTAAAAATGGGCGACCGGCGTTTCCGTGACCGGCTCATGAAGGACGCTGCCAGCGTTATGCCGATTACGGCAGAAGAGTTTGACGCAAATCCCTTTCTCATTAACTGCCTGAACGGAACCTACGACATGGAGAAGATGGAGTTCCGTGAGCATGATTGGCGGGACTTCCTGACGATGCAGACCAATTTCGACTATACCTTGCAGGACTCCCGCTGTGAGCGGTGGGAGAGGTTTATTACAGAGGTCACTTGCAATGACCCGGACAAGGCTGAATATCTGCAAAAGGCCCTGGGCTATTCAATGCTCGGTATGGCGAATGAAGAGTGTATGTTCATCCTTCATGGCAAGACCACTCGCAACGGAAAATCTACCATGCTGAGTGCCATTCATCATCTCTTGGGCGACTACGCTTCTGTGTCCCCCGTGTCCATTATCTGCAAATCTGACCGGTCAAAGAACGCAGAGGCAGCGAACCCCATGCTGGCTTCCCTTAAAGGTAAGCGGTTTGTGACCATGGCGGAGAGCAACCAGTATGGCAAGCTGGACGAGGAAACAATCAAGCAGCTCACCGGTGGAGAAGAGATCAAGGCTCGGAACCTCTACGAAGCTACCACGACTTTCCTCCCACAATTCACCCTCTGGCTGTCCTGTAATGACCTCCCCTCTGTCAATGACAAGAGCCTGTTTGCCTCTGACCGTGTGCGGGTAGTGGAGTTCAACCGTCACTTCACCGAAGACGAGCAGGACAAAAACCTCAAAAGTGAGTTTCAGACCCAGGAGGCCATGCGTGGCATTTTCACTTGGCTCTTGGAGGGTTACTTCAAATATAAGCGGTTCGGTCTGAAAATGTCCCCGGCTATGCGTCAGGTAGTCAAGCAGTATGAGAAAGACAATGACTTGGTATTGCAGTTCTTAGAAGAAAGGTGTGAAAAGGCCGGAGGTGCCTACACCAGAGCTAAGACGCTCTATGACGCTTACAAGATTTGGTGTAAGTCCAACGGCTATTTTGTGTGTAGCGCAAAGCGGTTTAATGCCGACATGGAAGCTCACCCGGAATGGCATGGAGGCAAGACCGTCTACTCTGGCTATCCCACCTACCGGGACATTCGTATGAAGGGGAGCGTGTAATATGAGTCATTTCATTCCGGTTCCCTTGGAATTAAAAGAGGCAAATGCTTTTGTAGATCAATTTCATCGTCACCACAATTCGGTGTACCGAGATAAATTCCGAATTGGTGCTATGAGAAACGGAAAATTGGTTGGAGTTGTTCAGGTTGGAAGACCTGTGTCACGAAACTTGGATGATGGCAAAACCGTAGAAGTTACACGCTTATGCACAGACGGTACACACAATGCTTGTTCTTTTCTCTATGCGAAAGCCGCTAAAATCGCTCAGGAAATGGGGTATTCAAAAATTATTACCTACATTTTGCAATCAGAAAGTGGCATTTCACTCAAATCGGCGGGGTGGCATTGTGAAAATTCTTGTTGTGGAGGTGGGAGTTGGAATAGACCGGGAAGAAAACGCACCACTACGGCACCAACGGACAAAAAGCAAAGATGGTGTAAAATTTTGAAAGGAACGGTGTAATTTTATGGCCTATTACAAGAGAAATGAGTTTGAACTTTCTATTCCCATCAATGATCTTAAACCCGGTGTGCAAGTATGTATTCCGAGAAATATCACCTATGGGTGGAATGTTTATACGGGATTGACCTTGTATAAACCCTATACCATCAAGCGTGTTACACCCAAGAAAACCAAAGTGATATGCGAAGACGGTACGGAGTTTTACACAAAAGAAACGGCTTTTCTTCTGCCGGTTCCTGAAATGAACATCGAAAACGAGAGAGTTTTCCTTTTTCAGAAGATAGGTAAAATCATCACAGCTCTCGACAGGTCATCTTGCAAGACCTACATCTCTTCTTACGAGGAAATGAAAGAAGCTGCTGACCACTTAACAGCATTTTACGACTTTTGCCTGAAAAACTCTCAGAAGGAGTGATTTTCATGAACAAGAAAAATATGCGCCGTCTGTCCATCTTGGTCACGGCGCAGACCGCAAAGAACCTGGAACGGCTGGCGGCTATGTCCGGCTACTTCGAGATCGGGAGAGTAGTGGATAAGCTGACCAGAGAGAAGATGATTTCCCTCCGGTGTGAAAAAGGAGATGGTCGTAATGGGTAAAAACGACAAATTCAAGGAGCTGTATAAGGCAATCGGGGTTCTGGCAGAAACCGGCATCCTCTTCTACCGAGCTACCATTCAGGCCGGTGCAACTCCCGGAGAAGCCAGACTCTTGACTCAGGCTTTTTTACGAGCATCTATGCAGGGTGACGATACCCCTGAGCCGGAAAGTGAGGAAGAAGCATGACTGTAAAAGAGCTGAAAACAAAGTTAGCCAATATCCCCGAAGACGCTGCCGTGGAGATGGTCATTTGCAATAACGACAATCCGCTTGAAGACGGGTGCCGGATAGACAAAATAGCCTATTTCGAGTGGCTTCAAAAGGATGGAGCCAAAACTGTGGTTTTGTTCCCGGCGTGAGAGAAATATATTTAGTGGTTCACTGAATATATTTGCGACTTTCGGCCTTTGGTGAGTTTTAGTGACTTTTTTGGTGAATAATCGGCCACTGCCGGAAACCCTTGTGGCGCAAGGCTTTGAGGGTATTTTTGACCGCTATTTCTATATTTTTCTGTATAAACCCTCCATAGAGAGTGATATATAGAGAGAGTTATAGCAAAAATCGAAAATGGGTCACTAAACTCACTAAAGGCCGACTGAAAATAATTTGTGGAAGGAGAACGACTATGAGTGATAAAGTGGTAGATTTACCGACTCCCGCTCGGGGTCGTGGCCGTCCGAAGGGGACGGGTGGGAATAAGCGTCCTGACCGGACTACGGCAATGAGTGTGCAGACTGAGCCGGGTGACAATCGGAAGTATCTGCAACACACAATGAGAATGTGGAACTGGCCGGAAGTGGATATGAGAGAGCCTGAACAGGTTGCAGAGAGGATTGAGCAGTATTTCGGTATTTGTATTGAGGATGATATGAAGCCGAGTGTCGCTGGCCTCGCTTGTGCCTTTGGAGTGGATAGAACAACCCTCTGGAAGTGGCTTAACAATGTCGATAGTGCCTATATTCCCGCCCAAAGCCGCCACCTTATAAAAAAGGCGTATCAAAATTTGAACGCTCAGATGGAAAACTATATGCAGAACGGGAAAATCAATCCCGTGGCTGGTATCTTCCTGATGAAGAACAATATGGGCTATCAGGACAAGCAAGAAGTGGTTCTGACCCCGAACAACCAGCTTGGCGAAGCGACTCCCCCGGAAGAGCTTCAACAGAAGTATTTGGAAGCGACTGCCAGCGACTATGACACAGACGAGTGACCTGGTTCACGACTATGGTTCACGACTTTGCGACTATCCCGCTCGAAGGTCTGCGACTATGGTTCACGACTATCCAGGCCACCTCTGCGACTATGCGGAAGCCGCCGACCTCTCTTCCTGGGAGATCGGCGGCTCTTTTTCGCCCTGGCCGGAGCAGGGGCCGTTCCCGCCCTGGTTGATCTGGTGCAACCGGGGCCGGTTGTCTGAAAAAGTGTACTTTTCTTTACTCTTTTACAAGGTATAGAAAACACTAAAAATATTTTGTGTTTTCCCATTGACAACTGAAAATATTCAGTGTATATTAAAAGCACAAAAGAAATTCAGTGAGTAACAGACATTTTAGAAAGGCGGTTTACAGTATGAAAATTTATGATCTGCCGGTTATACAAGGCCGGGAAAAATCCTTTTACGGAAAAGCGAAAGTTATTGAAGAGGACAACGGCGAAAAGGTTTTGCAATCTTATAATACCAGGGTTTGCAGAATTACCAGCAGCGGCGAATTTGTCAGAATGTGGAGCGGGTACAGTGTTACCACAATGCGGCATATCAATAATTTTTTGACCCTCTTTAATGTGGACGGCGGCGGAAAGAGTTGGTGGGACGGTTTGCCGGTAGAAAAGCCGAAAAAGAGGCCGAGGCCGGATATGACCAATGAAGAAAGTTTCCGGGCTATGATTGGCCGGAGAATGGGAAAGGCGGTTTAATTATGGCGTATGTCAGAAAAACCGTTGACCGGTGGGACATTGAAACAAATTATGGTTACGGGTGGGAAGTCGAAGATTGCGAATATACCAGAGCCGAAGCGGTAAAGCGTTTGAAGGAATACCGGGAAAATTCTTGTGGCCGGTTTGCGGTTCGGTTGGTAAAGCATAGGGAAAGAAAGGCGGTTTAATATGTCACTGAAAACAACAAACAAAGAAGCCCGGCTTGCAATTAGGCAATATATTTTAGATCATTTTGACCCTTGCGGGTATGATTTTACCGGCCCTTGTAGTTTTCCCAATGTAGCCCGGTTTATTCTGTCTGTCCATGCGGAAGAAAAGGCATATTCCCCGGAATACCAGAGCCGGAAAGGGTACACGAACGAACAAGTTTTTATTGAATGGGCGCAAGGTTTGCCGTCTGTACTTGATACTTGCTATTATTATAACCGTTCCGCCGTGGCTGATTTGGGGGACATTTTGCAGCAGTCGGAACGGGAACGGGCGCAATATACCGAAGAACAAGCGGAAAGGCTTTTAACTCACTTGATTTATCAAGAATTAGTAAAGGGGGCGGCGGGAAGATGAAGCAATACACAAGAAAACAGTTGCGGGAGTTTGTGCAGTTGGGGCTTGCGGTTGATCTGACACAGGCAGAGCCGGAAAAGATACCGGCCAGTTATACGAAAGTCGGTTATAGCCGGGGAATTTACGGCATGAACGGCGGTTTGATTTGGGATAATGTGAACGGCGGTTATTATGTCATTTTGGCCCGAAATTCCTTGTTGTTTCGTGTCTTTTAAGGCGGTGCAATTATGACAAGATACCAGAAGAACAAAGAAGAGGTTAGGTTGTTTGCTATTGATTGGCAAGCGGATTTTAATAATCACAATTACAGTTATTCCGAATTGGCAATTTTTCAAGATATGTTTTTCCGGTTAGGCCGGAAATATGGCCTTTTGCGTGAGTTTCGGGAAAACGGGATTTTATAAGGGGGTTCAATCATGATCTATTGTAAACAGATACCGCCTGAATATCAGGACAGCCGGTTATTTGATGATGAAGGAATGGGGCCGGATGATATCAATGTGACCGGCAACCGGGATTATATCAGCCGTACAAGCCCCCTTTTTGACCGGGTATATAATGCCCTGGAAAATGGAGAATTGGCCGAAGCCCTGGACGATATAAAGAACGGCGGTTATTATAGCAGCTTTTACAAGAACGCTACACAAGCGATAAATGACCTTTTGGAGCCTGACAAGGCCCGATATAGTACCCGTGATATTCACGCCCTGAAAGAGCTTGTAAACGCCTATACGGAAGCCGGAAGCCGGGAAGAGAACAATATTTTATGCAAGGTTCTTTCCGTTGTTACGGGCCGTAAATGGGATTGGCGAATTATCCGGGGTTGTTGCCAAAGTGATTGGAACGAAATTTTTTACCCCGTGGACGATTGGAGCCGGGAAGCGTTGGCCGCTTTTGAAACAATGTATTTTAACACTGGTTCAGAGTGGATTATACACGATGAAGAGAATACCCCGGAAGGGCCGGAAGAGGTAAACGGGTATAGCTGCTC